CAATGGTGCATTGATCCGTATGCGCCGGAATGTGCGCTATCTGCCAAAACACAACCCCGACAAACTATTCCGCTCGGTGAATGCTTTCCTTGGTGTATTGGCGCACCATGATACCTTCAAACTAAGGAAAGAACTATTGGAAAATGAACTAACCTTGAAATTCGGCTATTTTGACCGAGACATGAAAGTGTACACGCTGAAAAACACGTAGTAAACCCACAACGCATTTCTGCGCGTTTGTTAGAGATATTTTGATTTTTAACAAACGAAGAAAGTATGAACAAGACATTTGGACCAGCAGCCGATTTCGCTCTTGTTAAAGACGACGGCACACGTACAATCGTAAGCTACGACCTCGAAGCCGTGGCAGGTAGTGACAACGCAACATGGCGTGAGGTGTACTTCCCAAAGAAACAGGTGGCAAAGCCATCACTCGATCAGGTAAAGACCGCCATCATTGCCGACATCAATGCACAGACCGACGAAAAGATTCTGACTGGCTTTGTGTGGACTCCCGAAGGTGGCGAACCTATCCCCGTGTATCTCTCTGAGGAGAACCAACGCAACTTCTCTGAGGCGCAGCGCATCGCAGCCGACATGCCCGAGGCCATCCTGCCCGTAACATTCAAGCTCGGCGAGCAGGCTGACGGCACTCCCATCTATCACGAATTTGAAACAGCCGCAGAGTTGACATCCTTCTATCTGCAAGGCTTGCAGTTCATCAATGCCACGCTCGCAGAAGGATGGACCAAGAAAGACGGCATCGACTGGGCACCCTACGAGCAGGCGTTGAATCCTGAGACACCTAAGAAGTCAACCAAGAAAAAGTAAAAGACTATGGCAACCGTTAAAGGTCAGAACCTCCGAATTTTTATGGACAATGGCAGTGGCTCGTTGACAGCCATTGCCGCTGCCCAGCAGTGTGATTTGAGTGTCCGTCTGGGCGTGAAGTCTATTTCAACGAAAGACGACACTGGCGACTTTGCCACGATGATCGCCCTGCGCCTCTCGTGGGAGGTGAGGGCAAACGGTGTCGTGACCGCCGACCCGACACGTAACGACCCGTCGACCTTGATGGATCGCATTGGTCAGACGGTGCATGTGCAGCTGGCTTTGGCCAGTGGCGAAAAGAACTCTGAAATGGGCGATATCCTGCTGGCCGGTGATGCCATCATCAGCGACGTGCAGATTACCGCCCCGAACGATGAGGAATCAACCTACCAGGTAACGCTGACTGGAAAAAAGAATATGCTGACGGATATCCGTGCGCTCGTCACCTCGAATCCGCATTACCTCGTCACCAGCGATGGTCACGTATTGACCGCCGAACACGAGGCATAAAACCAAAACCAAGAGAGAAATGAAAAAGACTGTAATCATTATTAATTTCAACACGCCGGAACTGACCGAAGCGGCCATCATGTCGCTTCGGAAGCACGGCGGTCAGGACTACCATGTGATAGTCTTCGACAACTCGACCGATGTGTGTTATCCAAAAACGGAATACATGGCCGAGATGAAGATGTGCGCCCGACCATTCACCAAGAAGATGAAGGGTGTGGAGGTGATAGACAACACCAAGGGGCAAATCATTGACATCGACGCAGAGCTGGCAAAGTACCCAGACAGAAACTCTTTGTCGGTGAATAGTAATAACAGTGGCAGCTCACGCCACATCATAACCGTGCAAGCACTCTTTGACATTGCGCCCGATGGATTTCTGTTATTGGAACCCGACGTACTGCTGAAAAAGAGTGTCGACTTTATGTTTCAGCCGAATCGTTGTGCAGTTGGCTATGTGCAGGAGCACCAGCCAGGCAACCGCTTCGACATTCCACGCATGGTGCCGATGCTCTGCTACATCAACCCCAAACGATGCAAAGAGGCTGGCGTGAGGTATTACGATCCAGAACGCTGTTGGATGATGACCGACGACCGCAGTCAGAAGCACAACTGGTATGACACCGGCGCATCATTCCTTGAAGATATCAAGACCCACAAGGCGCAAGGCAGCAGCGGCATCAAACTGAGCCGTGAAGCCTATCTGTCGCTGATGGAACACTTTGGCAGCGGTTCGTGGCGACGCGACAAGTCACGCAGGGCCGACAGTCAGAGTGTGGAAAAGTGGCTGATGGAACGTGCGAATCTCTGGATGCCTGAAAAGGTGGAGCGGCCAAAGACTGACAAGGTTGCCATCTGTGCCATCGGTCGACTCGAAAACAAATATGCCAAAGAGTTCGTGAGCCACCATTTGAAACTCGGCTTCGACAAGATTATTATCTACGACAACAATCATGAGGGTGAGGAAACCTTTGACACCGTGTTGAAAACCTACATCCAGAAGAAACAGGTAGAGATTGTTGACTGGCGAGGCCGTGAGCATGACCAGTGTCACGCTTACCGCGATTGCTACACCCGCTATGGCGACAAGTATCAGTGGATTGCTTTCTTCGATTTCGACGAGCACCTGAAACTGACCACCGCCAAGAACATCAAAGAGGTATTGAATGGCATTGATGCCGATTGCGTCTGTCTGAACTGGCGCACGATGACCGACAATGGTTTGGTGGTCTATACCTCCGCCACACTCGAAAAGCGATTCACGCAGGCTGCACCAGCCGACACGAAAGATCACAACGGAATCATCGCCAACCATTTCGTGAAGTCGATTGTGCGTGGCGGTCTGCCCTGGATATTCTGGACGCATCCACACACGCCAGTCATTGCCGGCACCTATATGTATATCGACGGCAAAACCCGTCTCAAAGGTTCTGCCTGTTACACATGCCCTGACTACTCGGTGGCCCGTCTCGACCACTTCACCACGAAGACCATCTCCGAATGGATGATGATTAAGGTGAAACGTGGCTTCGGCTGCAAGGCATCGAACACCGAGAAACTGCGACAGCATCCAATCGACGTGTTCTTCTGCTACAATGAGAGAACACCGATGAAGATGGAATGGTTGAAGATGAACGGATTCATTGAGTAAACCCATAGCACAAATTTGCACGAATAGAAAAAGAATGAGATATGGAATTATTCGGTAGTAATTTCTTCGGCTTTGGCCGAAAGCGCGAGGTAGCGGCTCCAGGAGTACCAGCGAGCACCGCACCAGCCGCACCCCAACAGCCCAAGGGTGGCAACTGGGAGGCGAACGTGGTGCGCCCGTATGGTCGTAGCTCGCTACTGATTCCTACGTGGACCCGATGCGTGACATTGATCATGCAGACTATGGGCCAGATGGTCACTCAGTACCAAAGGATGAATGGCGAAGGTGGTAACTTCGTGGAAGACCGCTACGGAAAGAACGGCATCTTGAACTATATGCTGCAAGTGCGCCCCAATCCGATGATGACAGCAAGCCAGATGCAGGAACAAATCGAGTACCGCAAGATTTATTTCGGTAACGCTTATGTGTATATCGAGCGTGGTGCAGACGGTTATCCTGTCAATCTGTGGCTTTGCACGGGTGGCGGGTATGATCCGTTGTCGAACACTTACAACTTGGTGTACAACTCCGACCGTGGCCCACGTATGAAGGTTGAATGTGATGCGCGCGACGTGCTGCATTTCAAAAACACATTTCTGACGGACGACTACTACATGGGTATTCCTACTATCGACTATGCCTTCAAAGCCTTGACCATTGCCGCTACCGGCGATGAGCAGGCTTTGCAGGATATGGCAAAAGGTGGTAAACATAAAGTTTTGATCCAAGAGCAGCAATCGCCGACACTCGGCACCCGTGGCCGTGCTAACCAGCAAGAGCTGCGCAAGATGAAGGATGAGTTCGCACAAGACTGGATGAGCAACGACGTAGCCATTCTCGACAATGTGGCCGACGCAAAGGTTATCAGCCAGACGGCTCAACAGTTGCAACTCCTGGAACAACGCGGCTACTCTGACGAGGCATTGTGCAGACTCATGGGTGTGCCAAAGATCATCGCCATCGTGGGCGACGGTGGTGGCAACTACCGTATGCCGGAACACGCGACGCAAGAGTTCCTGCTTCGCACGATTCAGCCCCGCATCCGTGAACACGAAGATGAACTAAACTCCAAACTATTGTCTGCTGGTGATTTTGGCCGTCGGCGCATCCATGTGTGCGAATTGGCTTTGAAGCGTCTCGACGCAAAGGGACAGGCCGAAATCGACAAGCTGCACCTCGAAAGCGGTTGGAGTGTGAACGAAATCCGCAGCCAATACGACCTGCCGAACATCCCAGACGGCGACGATCATTACGTCTCAATGAACCTCGGTGTGGTCGGCTCTCCGAAACTGAAAGAAAATAACGGTGGAGGGAGACCTGTCGGCAGCGGCGACGACCCAACAAAGCCAAAGGGGACGGAATAGTCGGCGAGTAAACCCCAAACGCATAAATGCACGAATTATAGAACCAATTTTTAAGTAGAAATATGGATGCAAAAAAAAGAGAAATCAGAACCATTGACTGCCAGCTGTCCGTTAGAGAAGCGGAAGGCGGTCAGGCGGGCGAGTCTCGCACCATCACAGGCCGTGCCATCGTTTTCAATGCTGAAAGCGAAGTGCTCGACGACTGGGGCGAAAGATTCCGTGAAGTGATTCTCCCTGAAGCCGTGACAATGGAGTTTCTTAACACGCAGGATGTAAAGCTCAATATGCTGCATGAAAGAGAACTCACACTGGCCCGTTGCAACAAGGGAGCAGCCAACGCATCGCTGCGCATGGCTGTTGACGAACAGGGTGTGACCTTCGAATTTGAAGCACCCCGATGCGACATCGGCGACCGCTGCCTGGAAATGGTGCGTCGTGGCGATTACTCTGGATGTAGTTTTGAGTTCTTCCCGAAGGATTACGAGGTGGAGCGCACCAAGGGTGCAGACGGTAAGGATGAAGTAATCATCCGACACAAGTCGTTTGAGTTCCTGAGTGCCCTCACCATCGGCATGGACCCTGCCTACCGGCAGACCTCTGTCAATGCGCGTGAGCTTGACAAGCAGACTCCCGAAGGCAAGGCTGAGATCGAGGCAGCAGAAACCGCCAAGCGCGAGGCCGAGCAGAAGGCACTCGACGAGGCCGCTGCCCGTCATCGTGAACTCCAAATGATGAGAATGAGAATTATCAAATAGTATTAACTTTAAAAATTTACGATTATGACAAAAAAGACTAAGGACGAACTTCAGGTTCGTTATCGCGAAATTCAGGATCGCATGGGCGAACTGAACGTAACCGCAGCCGAGGGTAAGCGCGAGCTGACCGCCGACGAACTGCGTGAGTGGAATTCACTGACCCGCGAGGCCGAGCTGGTGAACATAGAGTTGCAGGGTCAGATGAACGATGAGGAACTGGCCAAGCACCGCGAAGTGGTAAGCAAGGGCGAGCAGCTGCGTGAGTATCTGCGTCAGGCAAAGGAGGCAGGTGCAAAGCGTGAGATTCTGTTGTGGCCCACTCAGACCAACACCACCGCCAACATCACCGCTTCTGGTGCCATCGAGTTGAGCATCCACGAGATGATCCCGACTCTGCACGAGGGTCTCGACCTTCCTGGCACATTGAAAATCGTGACTGGCGTTACCGGCAACGAGCTGTGGCCCGTCAGCGTCAACGACGTTGAGATGGAGGAGGTTGGTGAGGTAGAGGCTCTGAGCGATCAGGTGCTCGACTTCGCAAACATCACTCCTATCCAGAACCGTGTAGGTTTGAAGGTGCCCATATCTAACATGGCCATCGACAACGCTGCATTCGACCTCATGGCCTTCGTACAGGCTAAGTTCACTCTGGCTCTGCGCAAGTATCTTGCTAAGAAGATTTACTCTCAGGCTAACTGGGCCAAGAACAAGGGTCCGTTCTCTAACCTCACCAAGACTGGCGACATCGAGATTGGTGCCAACGCTTACAAGTCCATCCTGAAGGCTGTGGCCAAGTTCTCTGACAAGGGCTTCTTTGAGGGCGACGTGGTGCTGATCATGGACCGCGAGACCGAGGCCGAACTGAAGGCCACTCCGAAGATTGCAGGTGCCGCTGGTGGCTTCGTCATCGAGAACGGCAAGTGCGCAGGTTACGACTATGTTGTAACCCACTACCTGAACACCACTCTCTCTGGCTCTACCCTCGTACCCACCGAGAAGAAGTACATCGGTATCGGTTACTTCGAGTGGTTCGCTCTCCAACAGCACGGTCAGGTCCGCATGGTGGTTGATCCCGTGACGCTCGCTGACAAGGGTGTGACCCGCGTCATTCTGAACACGGCATGGTCAATGACCGACCTCTCCACCCACATCAATGGTGGCACTCCCACCACTGATAGTGCCGGCAACGTGACCTATCCCACACAGGCATTCGCCC